AACCTCATTACCAAAAGAAACATGGATTGATTTATGTGGATGAAACTTTTTCACTCATGAATTTGTTTACTAGTAAAGTGAACAATCGTGTTCTTGAAGAACAGATGATTAATATCTTTCGGTTGGCGAAAGAGTTCAAGTATTCTTATAATGATGCACCTGAGTATACTCATCCACACCGTCTTTCTCTTTCTGGGACTCCTTTGAATGAATCTTTGGTTGCCCTTCATCAAATTCTTCCCCAATTTCAACGAGAAAACAAACTGCAGAAAGTTCAATGCGTAGTTCTTACTGATGGTGAAGCTTCTCCTTTGAAGTTTCATAAAGAGTTCAAAGGTCGTTTCAATTATGACACTGAAGAAGTGTATATTGGACTGAATTCTATTGGATTGAATACTATTCTTCGTGATCGTAAAATCGGTTCTACTTATAAGTTGGAAGGAGATTTTTCTAGTTTTACTGATGTTCTTCTTCGCAATCTTCGTGATCGTTTTACTGATGTAAACTTCATTGGTATTCGTGTTCTTGAAAGTAGGGATGCAAATAGTTTCATTCGTCGTTATTATGAAACTACGGATTATTCTTCTGGTTATTATCGGGAGAATAAAGAGTATACCGAAATTACGAATGATTGGAAAAAAAACAAATCTTTCGCAATCAAAAAATCTGGATATCATGTATACTTTGGACTTTCTGGTTCTGCTCTTTCAAATGATGCCGAGTTTGAAGTTTCGGATGATGCAAGTAAAACTCAGATCCGATCTGCGTTTGCTAAGTCTCTGAAGAGTAAAAAAATGAATAAGAAAGTTCTTGGTGAATTTATTGAACTTGTTGCGTAGGAGGGGAGACCCTCCTTTTTTACTAAATACTTAAAAAAGTATTTGTAACAATGAACTTTCAAGATTTACAGGAAGCTTATAATCAGGTTCATCAACTTGATGAAGCAGTAAAGGGTGAATCTTCGGATAGAAGAAGAGACCTTGCAGCCCAAAGAAGAGAAGGTCATAGACCACTTCCTCCTTCAAAGGGAAGAGCTAATGTTGCAAAAATGAAACAGGATATTGAGTATTTTGATAAAAAAAATACAAATGAAGAGTATATTGATGAAGCAGAAGGTTCTTATGGACAAACTCCCAAAGCAAGAGCAGCTATGGGCAAACTGGCTGTTAGTAGAATGAATAAACCTGCAAGTGAGTATTCACAAAGGGGTGAGAAAACCAAAAAAGTAAAGGCAGCAGAAAAGCACACAAGAAGACAGGACCGACTAGCAAGTGGCAATAATCGGTATGGTTCGAGAGGTGAAATGGATCAAGCTCGTAGAAATTGGTCTAGAGGTGCTGACGATTATGGTCATACTGGATATGATGGAGAGGGATATGGTGGATCAGTAACTAAGAATCCTAAAAAACTTCGTAAGCAAAAAGCAATGGGTGAGATCAAAGAAAGTTGTGATGCATATGATTTTGTTTTATCTTATCTTCTAGATGAAGGATTTGCATCAACCGAATATTCGGCTGATAAGATCATTCTAAACATGAGTGAAGCCTGGTTTGAGGATATTATGGAACTCAACCGTTATGAGAAAGAAACTGGTAAGGATTACAAGACTGGTAAGGAAGTGAAGAAAGGCGGAACTATGGGTGGCGATGATACCAACTCAAAGGTTATGAGACATATGCACAAGGTTATGGGTGCTGGTAGAATGGGTGCTGGTGGAGCAATTCAAGAAAGAGGAAAGAAAAAAGATCGCACTGGTAAAGTAAAACCAGAAGCTCCTGCAGTTTCTCCTGCACAAAAGGTAGCAAAACGCCGTGAAGATAAAAAACGCGGTGAAGAAATGATGCACTCAAGATACGACTGAGACCAGTTCAACAACTGTCACAGGGGGGTGTCCAACCCCCCTTTTTTATTGTATTATAGCTTCAGTTGAGAAACCCACTACACAATGCCCCGCCTTCAAATGAACGACGATCAAATCCTGGAAGGTCTTAAGTCTACTTATGGTTCTGATATCACTTCGGGTGATGTTAAAGCCTATTGTGCAATGAACAATCTTTCGTATCCTACCGTTACTCGCCGTCTTGAAAACTTTAAGACTGCTCGTGGTCGTTGGAATTTGGAAGTGACTCAAGAACGTGTGGAAGAAATTGAGCGTTCTTTCAGTAATGTTTCTGTTCTTCCTGAAGTGCATCAAAACCTTATTCCTGCAAAAGATGATACCTTCGTCAAGTTTGGTAACTTTAACGATATTAAAAAAATTATTCAGTCCCGTCTCTTTTATCCTACGTTCATTACGGGTCTTTCGGGTAATGGTAAAACGTTCGGTGTTGAACAAGCTTGCGCTCAACTGGGTCGTGAACTGATTCGTGTCAACATCACCATCGAGACTGATGAGGACGATCTGATCGGTGGTTTCCGTCTTGTGAATGGTGAAACTGCTTGGCATAATGGTCCTGTGATTGAGGCACTGGAGCGTGGTGCGATTCTGCTGTTGGATGAGATTGACCTTGCTTCTAACAAGATTCTGTGTCTGCAATCTGTCCTTGAAGGTAAAGGCGTTTTCCTCAAGAAAATTGGTAAGTTCGTTAAACCTACTTCTGGTTTCAATGTTGTTGCTACTGCAAATACTAAAGGTAAGGGTTCGGATGATGGTCGTTTTATCGGGACGAATGTTCTGAACGAAGCATTCCTTGAGCGTTTCCCTGTGACCTTTGAACAGGAATACCCCTCTGTTGCAAATGAAGTCAAAATTCTTGAGAAAGTTGCTCAAACTCTTGGTGTAAATGATTCTAACTTCTGCAAGCGTCTCGCAGATTGGGCAGACATTATCCGTAAGACCTTCTATGATGGTGGTATTGAGGAAATCATCAGCACCCGTCGTCTGGTTCACATCATCCGTGCCTACAACATCTTCAATGACAAGGCAAAGGCAATCCAAGTGTGTGTGAATCGCTTTGACGATGAGACCAAACAATCTTTCTTGGAACTCTACGACAAAGTGGATGCTGATTTCAAAATGCCTTCCACTGGTCCTGAACTGACTGTGGAATACGTTGACCAACCCGCTACTTTCTGATATAATTGGGGAAGGTAAAAATGCGCCTTCCCTTTATTATGGATGAACATCCCTATTCTATGAATGAATTCACTATTTCAATGAATAGTGAAGATAAAATTGTAATTGACAAAAAACCTGTTATGAACGACAACTCAAATCATTTTTGGAAATATAACGAAGATAAAATTCTCAAACAACTTGAGGAATATATTTCTGGAACTTATAGTCAACATTATGTTGATAGGACTGGTGGTGGAACGGAACAGACCCTTGATAAAATCAAACACAACCGTCGTGAGGGATTTTGTGCTGGTAACGTAACCAAATATATTGATCGTTACGATACTAAAGGAACTCCTCGTGCAGACTTGTTTAAAGTTCTTCATTATACGATCCTTTTGATCAACCATCTCAATCTCGTCGAAAACAAGTGAAACTCAAAAATACATCTATGAAACTCTCTGAAAAAACCCTCTCGCTTCTCAAGAACTTCTCTGGTATCAACCAGTCAATTCTCTTCAAACAGGGAAACAAACTTCGCACGATTTCTGTGATGAAGAACATTCTTGCAGAAGTTCAAGTGGAAGAAGAATTTGAACGCGACTTTGGCATTTATGATCTGAACCAGTTCCTGAATGCAATGTCTCTCTATCAGAATCCTCAACTAAAGTTTGAAAACAGTAGTTATGTTGTTATCAGTGAAGGTAATGCACGGTCCAAGTATTTCTTTGCAGATCCTGCAGTAATTGTTACTCCTCCCGAAAAGTCCATCACACTTCCTTCTGAGGATGTTTGTTTTGAGGTTAATACGCAACAACTGGACAAACTCCTCAAAGCTGCAGCGGTTTATGGTGTTCCTGACCTTTCTGTGGTTGGTGAAGCTGGTGTTGTGAAACTAGTTGTTCGTGACAAGAAGAATGATACTTCTAACGAATATTCACTGGTTGTTGGTGAGACTACTGGTATTTTTGTTCTGAACTTCAAAGTAGAAAACATCAAGATTCTTCCTGGTTCTTATGAGGTTGTGATCTCCAAGAAACTTCTGTCTCGTTTCCAATCCGAGGATAAGAATCTTACATATTACATTGCTTTGGAACCCGACTCCACCTATGATGAGTGAGGTAACTCACCTTTATTATGAACATCTTTGTGACCTCTCCCTGGCCTGCGGAAAGTGCTGTCTGTCTCCCCGATAAACACATCGTCAAGATGCCGTTGGAATGCTGTCAAATGCTTTCCATTGTGGCATCTGAAAAATGGGGTCATAACTACGGCACTCTCCCTAAGACTGATGGTACTCCCTACAGAACTGAAAAGGGTGCGTTTCGTAATCATCCCTGTACCAAATGGGCAATGGATAGTATCCACAATGCCTATTGGTTGATCAAGTGGGGAATGAATCTTGCAGATGAATATGCATTGCGTTATAATAAAACGCACTCTTGTTACAAGACTCTTGTAGATGCTTACTATCTTTTTCCCAAGGGAAAGATCACAGAAGTAACTCCATTCGCTCGTGCAATGCCAGAAGAGTGGAAATTTGATGATAGTATTGATACCTTTACTGCTTATAAAAGGTACATTGCTTCTAAACCTTGGGTGAAGGATAATTACCTTCGTATGCCCGAACGTAAACCTGATTGGATTTGATTATGAGTCGTGATGAATTTCTGTGGGTAGAAAAATATCGCCCACGCAAAATTGAAGATTGTATTCTTCCAGATGCAAACAAGAAGACCTTTTTGGAGTTTCTAAATAACAAAGAAATTCCAAACCTAATGCTTGCTGGTCCTGCAGGCTGTGGAAAAACTACCGTTGCAAAAGCTCTGTGTGAGGAGTTGGGAGTAGACTATTATGTCATTAATGGATCTGACGAAGGACGATTTTTGGACACGGTACGGAACCAAGCAAAGAACTTTGCTTCGACCGTCTCACTTTCTGCGGGTGATGCAAAACACAAAGTCATCATCATTGACGAAGCGGATAATACCACCCACGACGTTCAACTCCTACTACGGGCAAATATTGAGGCATTTTATAACAACTGTAGATTCATCTTTACCTGTAACTACAAGAACAAAATCATTGAACCCCTCCACTCCCGTTGTGCAGTCGTTGAGTTCAACATCAAAGGAAAAGAGAAAGCCCAGTTGGCAGGATCCTTCTTCAAGCGTATACAGAACATCCTGGATGTGGAGGGTGTACAATACGATCCTAAAGTCCTTGCAGAACTCATCAACAAACACTTCCCAGACTGGAGACGAGTCCTAAATGAGTGTCAACGATACTCTGCAGGAGGAAAAATTGATTCTGCCATCCTTGCTGAATTTTCCGATGTAAATGTAAATGAACTCGTTAAGAATCTCAAAACTAAAAACTTTACTGAAGTCCGAAAGTGGGTGGTCGCCAACTTGGACAACGATGCTTCTAGTCTACTTCGCAGGGTTTATGACGCCTCTTTTGACCATCTTTCACCCCAGTCTATCCCCGCTGCCGTTCTTATTGTTGCTAAGTATCAATACCAATGTGCGTTCGTGGCTGACCAGGAAGTAAATATTCTTGCAGCATTAACTGAAATTATGGTGGAGTGTGAATTCAAATGATTTCTTATATTACTAAAGAAGATAAGAATTCTTTTGGTATTTTTTCTGATAGAAAAGATAACTATGATGATAGTCTTGAGATATCTAAATTTATTGAGTTTGCGAAAAAATTTTATGATGAAACTTATGAATTTAGAGAAAAACCTTTTGGTGATTATGATGTTGATCTCGGAATCTACAAAAGTGGCAAATTAATCTCTACAGTTGATGTAGAAAGGTGGAAACAGTGGGACTCTGATTGGCCTAGTAATTATAAGTACATTAGTTTTTTGGGCAGAAAAGAAAAATTTCTTGGCAGGTCTAAGGATTTTGCGATGGTTTATTTTAATAAATCTCTGGAAAAAATCTTGGTCGTATCAAAAAAAGATATTTTAAAGTATCCAACTGAGAAAAAGTTTTTCACAAAATATAAAAAATATGATCTGGTTAGACAAATATCGTTTGATTGTGGTAGGTTGTATGGTAAACAATTGACAGATATTGAAAAACAAACATTTAAAAATCATTTTGAAGGAGAATATATCCCATGATTAATGTAAAACTATTTCGTATTTCTACCGGTGAGGAGGTAGTTGCAGAACTAGTGTTTGAGAATGATACTTTCGTCACTCTCAAGAATGGTCTCGTAGTTCTCCCAACAGCTCAAGGTGGTGTTGGATTTGCTCCATGGACTCCAGTTATTGACAAAGATAAACCAGAAATTGAAGTTTCTAAAAACTTTGTAGTTTATATTGCAGATGTTGATAGTCAAGTCAAAAACAAGTATAATGAAATTTATGGGAGTAAACTCGTAACTCCTGGTGAAAAGAAACTGATTCTCTGATATGCAACTAGAACTTGATGATGCGATTTACGCAGCAAATGTATTCATTGATTACTTTTCTAATATGGGAAGGATTGATGAATATCTGCGTAATATTAAACTTGAACGAATGAATCAGATGCCTTCATCCATCTTGGGTCTGGGCCCAGAGGATGATATGTTTGATGCATTTGATATGCACCCACAGGATATGAACTTTAAAGTTTATCCTGCGGGAGAAAAGGGTGGATTTACTAATGAATACTTTAATGAGAGATTGCAGATCACAACCTCTCATGCGATTGAAGATAGTATTCCTGGCAAATCTTTGAAATGGATTGTGCAGGAAACCAATACACAAAAGATTGTTGGATTCTGTCGTTTTGGTTCTCCCACGATTAATTCTAAACCTCGTAACGATTGGCTTGGACAAACTCCTGAGTTGTCTAGGTTCAATCGTCATGCAATCATGGGATTCATTATTGTCCCTACACAACCTTTCGGATTTAATTATCTTGGAGGTAAACTCCTTGCGCTTCTTTGTTGTTCCCATACTGCTCGTGAAACATTAAATAAGAAGTATGGTGCAGACATTTGTTCGTTTGAGACAACTTCTCTTTATGGTTCTACCAAAGCCTCATCTCAGTATGATGGTTTGAAACCTTATATGAGGTATAAAGGATTGACTCAAAGTGATTTTACGCCCCTGCTCCACGACGAAATTTTCCAGGAGTTAAACAAATGGTTTATTCAGAGGAACAACAACCAGTCTTTGGTGAAGGAGGACGCATCCAGTCGGAAACTCAAGACTCAACAACGAATGATCTCGATCATCAAAAAAAGCTTACCTTCTCAAAAGGTTGTGGAGTTCCAGACTGCGATTGCAAATGCAAAAAATCTGACTGAACAGAAAAGATTTTATATTTCCGACTATGGTTTTGAGAATGCTCGTGAAGTCATTCTCGGACAGGAAGAAGTATTGCGTCCAGGTCAGAATTATGACAAGTTTCACTTTGATCATCTTGTGAATTGGTGGAAGAAGAAAGCTTCCAATCGTTATGAGAATCTAAAGTCCGAAGGTCGTCTTCGTATTGAATTAGAGACCTGGAATAAGAATCCAGAGAGTATAGATATTATTAGGTAATTTATTTTGAGTATGGAAAACCTTTTTAAACTTGGTGAAAGGTCATTTTTTAATGGATATCAACTCTTTGATATTAATGGTAATTTTGTAATGCATTCTGATACGGAAAGACCTATCTTAGATAAAGCCGTTGAGTTATTACTAAAAGATGGGAAAGTGAAAGTTCAACATGGTCCAGGTCTATTATGGGATTTGGATTTGG